CACGGTCAGCGACTTGCTTTCCGGCCACGTGGTGCCGAGTTTGTGGATCTGTTTGTAGGCGGTGCCGGTGCCGATTTTTTCCGGCGTGACCGTTTCACCGTGGAGCAGGTTCAGCCAGGTGCCGAAGCCCTTGGTCGGGACCTTCATGGTGACGTCGCCGGTGCCCGAGCGGGTGGTCGGCTTGTGACGCCCCACCGGACGAGCCAGTCGGCCGGCCCGCAGACCGGTCGAGGTCAGATAGTTCTGCTGTCGGGAGAGGGTCTCCGAGTCGAACTCGTAGAAGCTCGCCGGCGCTTTGTAGGTGCCGAACGATTCCTCCAGTTTGATGCCCAGCTGTGCGCCGAGGCCGGTAGGCAGTGACATCGGTTAGTCCTCCTTCTTGCGATGAGAGGACTTAGGCTCGACCCAGGTGCCCTGCTCGATCAGGTTCTTCGCGATGTCGTCGTCGACGTCGATCGACTCGCCTTTCTTGACCACCTCCGTCCGACTCTGGGACAGCGGCAGTTCGACCTCCTCATAGGGGCCGTCGTACACAACCTTGGTCATGCTTCCTCCTAGGTTTGGCCCGATGAGGCCTTCATCAGATGCGAGCCTTGCCTGACAGCGTCTGGAAGACGCGGCAGCCCCGGCGCTTGTCGTCTCGGTAGAAGTCGTCCTCATAGGAGGACGTTTTGTCGAAGCGCCAGACCCCACCGAGAGTCAGGTCGGCACGCAACGCCGCATCAACTGCGGCGAAGATTTCATAGGCGCGGACCTCCGACGGTTCGGGATCCGCGCCAGTGGCGTAGGCCACATCCACGACGATCGTCAGGTCCACCATCTCATCAATCGGAACCGTCTGCGCCCCTCCACGAAGGCCCGAATAGTCGCGGGTGGCTTTCGCCTTCCACAGCGACACGTACTCTTCCGGCGCAGGGTCTCCCGGTTTGCCGCGGATGATTGGCACGTCCGCGAGCGATTCGACGGCTTTGAGCCGTTCCTGGATCGCCCCTTTCACGGCCGGCACCGTGGCGCTCACGCGATTCCCTCGCGGTATTCGAAGGCTTCGATCACGACGTTGACCTCAGGAATCGAGGTGATTGCGCCCCGCATCCCAGGGGTGATGAACGTGTAGTGGGCCTCGTCGGTGCTCATCGAGCTTGCCCTCTCGTCGTAGTCGGAAGGGTTTTCGACGATGAAGTGACGGGCCAGCCGGACTGCTGCGCGGGAGACCTGGGCTGGAGGCCGCGGGAAGCCGTGCTCGTAGGCGACCGAGATGTTGAGGGCCCCTTCCGGCCATGAGCCCGCGGTCCAGACGACTCCGCTCGGGTAGCCCTTCAACGTTTCGAGGTCGGCCGGTTCCCCGTTGACCGTAACTTCACGAAGGCCGATCAGCCGAGGTCGGCCTAGAAGGATCTTCCCTTCCCCGGTGCCGTCGACAGCCTCCCGGGCGTAGCGAGGCCTGAAGGCAACCCTGCATTCGTCTTCCAGCCATCCCTCGGCCAGGGTGCGGGCCCAGACGATGCCCTCCTCGGAGGGAGAGACCTGTTTGGGCAAGGAGTCCCGGATGGCTTTGATGCTCGCGAGGTAGTCACCGACGATCTCGTGGCGGGTGGTGAAAGTCTGGACCACGCCGTCGACCGTTGCCTTCCAAGTCGCGGTGAGGATGTCGAGAGAGGCCGTCTGTTCAGGGCTCAAGACGAGGCTGTATTCACCTTTCGAACCGGTGGCTGGCGCATCGGTCACCAACGCGGTCCCATCGTCCCGGACAACGGTGACGGTCGGCGCATCGTCGGCTTCAACCGGTTCGCCCGCGACGGTGAGTTCGAAGAAGAGTTCGGCGGAGGCACCCCGGAGGAGGAAGTAGCCGCTCGAGACGGCCGAGCTCATCCGGTCCGCCTCTCTGCGCGCTTCGCACGCTCAGAATCCGTGTCCTCGGCGCGGGTGATGAGCGCTTCGGCTACCGGCTCCGCCTCACCGGCTTCGATCAGGCGCTGTGCCTCCTCGGCATCGACCTGGTGCGTGTAGCCCTCTTTGTCTCTGACGAGCATGAATTTGCCTCCAGACAGATGCCAACGGGCGGAGCCGTAGCCCCGCCCGTCGAGTGGCATCTATTCAGCGCACTGAGCGACCTTGAACGCGTTCTGGTCGACGATCGCGCCACCAGTCCGCAGCGTCCCGCGCCACGCGACCTGGCCTTTGTCGGCGAACCGTTCCGGGAGGAACCGGATAGTCACGCCGAGGACGTCCCGGATCATGTAGGCCCGTTTCACGTCGCCGAAGCCGACGGGGAGTTTTTTGCTCCCGATCGTGTCGACGTCCGGATCCGAGTACACCGGGTTACCGAGAATGCGATCCGGTTCCCCGGCCTGCAGGCTCGGCTGCCACAGGTACTGTTCGTTTTTGTCCTTCAATTTGCGAACGATCGCCAGCGTGGCGTCGGACATGATGAAGGAGGCGTTCGCCCGGTACGGCCGGATGATCGAGTGCTGCAGGTCGATCAGGTTGTCCCCGGTCGGACCTGCCGTTTTCGAGATCCCGGTCACACCGGCCGTCGCGCCTTTGAACAGGCCTTCCGGCTGTTCGGAGCCCGTGCCGGCCACGTAGCGACCGTTCACGACGCGCCCGATATCGAAGCCGAGACGGAAACCGACGAACCCGGCGACGTCGAACAGGGCGTCCTGCACGACCTCCTCCGAGGCCTTCGTCATGCGCCCGTACTTGTAAGCCTGGATGACCTTCTCACCCAGTTCCTCGGCGTCGTCCGGATATTCTTCGGCCTCTTTCACCCGTTTGGGGGCTTCCGCGTCGGCCGAGATGTACGGGACGTGGAACGGGTTCCCGCTTTCGGTGGTGACTACCGTCGCGAGCTGACGGATCGTCCCCGCTTCGCGGAGCGATTCGTGCAGGGTGCCCCACTCGTCCGGCACCGCGAACCCACCTTCGGCGTCGACCCCGACGTTCAGGGTCGAGCGCTGCTCGGCGGTGAGCTCGTCGATCCCGCCGCGGGCATACGCGGTCAGAGCGCTCCGATACTCGTCCGTGTCACGGGAGACCGTGCGCTCCTCGGAGCCCTCGTCCTCCTCGCGTTCCTGGCGCTCGGTCGGGATGGCGCGGATGTCGAGCTCGGAGTGCTCCTGGTTTTTTTCGTGGCGCCGGATTTCGGCCGTGATGTCACCGACGCGACTGTCGATGCGGTCGAACTCCTGCGACTCCTCGGAGGTCAGCTCGCGCGTCTCCCCTTCTGCTTTGTCGAGAATCCCGCGCTGCTCGGTGACGAGATTGGCGCGCTCCTCGATCAGATCGCCAATAGGCATGGCAATTCCTTTCGGATTCGTTTGTCGTGCGAATCCGCGAGGGCGCGTCGACCAGCTATGACCCGTTCAGGGTCATCCAGGTCTTCGAGTCCCCGTCGAGTAGCAGGCACCGTTCCCGTAGGGCTTGGGCAACCATTTGCCACCGGCTAGCTGGGTGCTCCCGGTGGCGGTTCTCCCGCCCTTCAGTGGCTTACTTCTCTACGCGGTGTTGCCGGTCACGTCCGGTGACCGGCGGGTGAAAGTTCAGTAGGTGCCGACGCTGCCGTGGCCTGCGAGATGCGCGGCCAATGCCTGCTTGGCGGTTTTGGGTCGACCGATGACATCCAGGGTGGCGCCGTCCTCGAGGACGACGATGCGATTCTTCGGCCAGAGACCACTTAGCTGCCCTTCGAGGCGCCCTCTCTGCTCTGCCGAGAGCTTCGCCTGGCAGCGGTAGACCAAGGTGTCGCCCTCCGCTATCTCAAGACGACGCGGCCCTTCAACCACGACCTTGCTGACCACTCGACGGAACGGGCTCACGCCGCGAACTCCCGGTCGCGCATCTGCATCCGACGGCGGAGAAGACCGACAGAACGGGCCGCCTCCTCACTGATGACATTCTCTTTGGGCTCAAGAAGGACCGGGACCTCGTCGGACCGCTCCTCAGCCTGCGTCTCGGCGGCCTCCTCAACGCGTTGAGTCGAACGTTCAGCGGCTTCGCGGTCCTCCGCCGATGGAGCGGACACTTCTGCAACAGCCGACCGCTCCTCGGCGCTCTCGTCACCTCGCTCGCGCTGCCACGGCGTCAGCGTGTCCAGCTTCTCGGCAGCACGCTCCAACTCCCGTCGCTCGGCACGAGTGGCCTCAAGATCTCCCCCATGCACCCGTTTGCAGACGGTCTCGAACAGCTCCGGATCCAAACGGCCCTCGGGGGAGGCGATCGGCTGGCCCGCGATCACACCCCGGACCCCGATCTCGGTTGCCGGGTAGGCGGGGAAGGTCACGGCTGACACGTCGTACAGCTCGGACACCTCGTAGATGACCCGTCGCGCGGGCTCCTCCGGATCGTCGGGGAAGAACCATTCCCGACCCTCCGGTTCGACCCGGAACATGAAGCTGCACTGGGAGATATCGCCGCGTTCGATGCTGACCGCCAGATCCCGGGCGCTCTGCGTGTCCGGGAAGTCGCAAGCAAAGTTGAGCCCCTTGGGCGTGTCTTTCAGGCGGAGGGTGCCCGCCGTGGTGCGGCCGAACGGGACGCCGTCGTGGTTGACCAGAAACCGGACATCAGGTTTCGTCCGCAGAACCTTGCGGAAGGCGCCCTGCTTCAGTTCCTCGACGAATCCGCCGAGATCCTCGGACTCGGACTCATAGACGGCCGCATAGCCTTCGACGGTGATCGACCCGTCATCGTTGCGGCGCACGTCGACATTCGAAAGCGGCACGCAACGCGCCTCCCGCTCACCGTCGGTGACCGGCGCGACACGAGTGGTCTGGGTCTCTTCGTTCAGCAACTCAGGCATCGGTTCTCCAATGGGTCAGGCGACGGCTTTCGGGGCTTTTTCGACAGGACTCGGGGGCTGCGCATACGCAGACCCGATCGGCTCGAGGTTCTCTTCGTTACGGACCTCGTCGACCGCCATCCACCACTTCGCTTTTTCGTAGGCTTCGAAGCGGGTTTTGATGTCGGCGAGGGTGAGAGATTTCGGATCGAAACGGATTACCCGTCGTCCACCGACGACGCCGTAGTTCCACGGAAGCATTTCGCAGATTTCGAGCGCCCCCTGGATGCGGTTAGTCCAAGGCATCGCGCCGTACTTCACGAGGCGAAGGTCGCGAGAGGCGTCGGAGGAATAGTGGAGGTTGTTCGAGACTTTCCCTGCCGCGACCATGTCGCTAGGGACCTGGAAGGCCATCGCCACGTCCTCACGACTGATCTCCCGCTGAGCAATCAGTTCGAGATCCGCGGCAGACATGGTCACCGCTTCCCAGTCCACGTCCTCCTCGAGAACGGCGGTGCCGCCCGACTTCCCTCCGCCATGCGCGCCCTGCCAGCTGGCGGCCAAGCGTTCGGCCCGTTCTTTGTCCAGCTTTTTCTTGACCTTGAGGATGCCGCTCGGGCGCGCGTTGTTCTTCAGCGTCTGCGCCGCATGGCGATCCTCGCGCAGGGCCCGCCCGATCGTCTCCCGCTGATGGAAGATCAC